CAAAACGATCCTGCACAGGACTACGCCAATGCCAACCGCTGTTCATGGCTTTAGCGAGGGTGTAGGGGGGAATCTTTTCTTCATAGGACGTCTGGAAAGCTATAGCAGAGTTCAATGGCAGGTATTTGCTCCAGTCGATCCATTCTGCTCCTAGGTCAGATGCTATAACTCTGTTGAATCCACTGCTGTCTATGAAAAAATCAGCAGCATATCTATTACCTTGATCGTCAATCACAGACTCAACAAAGCCTTGTTGATCTAATATCGGTCCTTTGATTTCTGCATCTATGACTTTTATTCCCGAGATAGCACAACGATCTCGCAGATAGTTATTGAGTTTTTCACTGTCAAAGTGGAACTGATAATAATCTGTCAGAGGTTCTCTGACATATCCTTGCATGGGAAGATCCCAATGCAAGTTTTCGCTGGAAACTCCGTCGCCTATGAGTCTCATCATAGAGTAAGCAGCACCTGAGTATCTATTCATATTGATTAAGTACTCAGGTAGACTATGATAATAGCTGGTACCGTCACCATGCCAGTTTTCAAACTTAATGCCTACTTTTATTGTAGCTCCGCAGTGTACCATTAGATCGCCTATGGTGATTCCCACAGCCTGAGCGAATCTAGTCCAGTGTTCAGTACTGCCTTCGCCGACGCCGATAGTACCTATCTTTTTAGACTTGATAACAGTGATATCCATCTCAGGAAATGAACTCTTGAGATATAATGCCGACATGTATCCGGCGTTTCCGCCTCCTAGTACAATAATATCATTGATCATTATTTTATGTCCAAGGTGATTTTCGAATCAGTAGCAAGATTATGATTGATCCGACCACTAGGAAATGTGTTAAAACTTATAATATATCGATCGTTGCTCAGTATGTGAGGCTCGCTCATATGATACAGCCAGCTAGGAAAAACTATTAACTTTCCTGGAGTGGCCACAGACCTATACCAAGGACTAAAATCATGTCTTAGTACTTCAAGTTCTGATTCAGTCCTATGCACTTCAGGATCTTCAAAGATAGTTGCGCTGCCTTCGGTCATGTAATAGACCGCACTGAACATGCTCATAGAATGTTTATGATAGTTTTGATACATGTTGTAACCGCTGAGTGCGACGTTGAACCAACTGTTTGTTATCACTATCTTGTCGCAGTCAAATTTCTGTGCCACACGTATTTCTTCTAGGCATGCATCGAACCAATCAAACAGTTCTTTGAAATCTGCTTCTTTACGTAGATCGTATAGGATACTAATCGTGGTGGTTCTTTTTATTTCAGTGCCATTAAGCACTTTCATCTTTTCGATAAGGGCCTGATTATCGATAGATTTGTTTTCAAAAACGAAAACTTCTGTAGGAAAAAGCTGTAGTGTCTGCATTTATAGTTCAATCCAACCAGTGAGTAGATATTTTTCGCCGCTCAATGGTGGATTGCCTCTGTGTGTATGGGTGAAAGCCGCTGGCCATATGACTAGATTTCCCTGTATGCTAGGTATCCTAATGCCTTGATACAGCCATTCTGTTTCGCCACCTTGATCTACAGTGTTTAGATAGCACCCCCAGGCAGCTATTCTGCCGGCACGATCCATGTTATCAGATTCAAAATGCCATTGATGATACCCTTCTCCGGGAAGAGTTTTTTGTAGCTTTATCATGCGTATGTGAAAATGTCCAACGTCATCTAAGATACTGTAATGTGATACGTACTCGCTCCAACAGGCCCATAGTCTATCAACAAAATACTTGATATAACCTGTATTTGCTGTTAGTCTTAGACTGTTTTCCTCTAAAAGAAAACTAGCTTTATCTTTTTTCTTATGTGCTATTCCGTCTCGAAGATCTAACCTGCTGTAACTGAGATTAAGATCTGCCATTCGATTATAATGATCGATGAGAGTTTGGCATTCTTCAGCTGTCAGAACGCCCTCGAATGTAGCTATATCTTTTTCCAGTTTCATAGGTATTGTCATCGTACAGTACTATATATCTAAGCAGATTATTACAAGAGACTTATAATGAATGTAGAAAAATCAATATGGCCGCTGTTTTCAAAACCAGTTTTTAGGACCGGAGTAGATGTATCGGGTGTGGATTTAACCAGCATAGAATGGTTGCCAAACTACAATAACTGGATCAGTAAAGATCAAAATGTACTAGAAAAACCCGAGTTTGAAAAACTAGCTCAAGGAGTATACGACGGAATCTGCGAATACTTTTATGGTGTTATGCGAGCCAATCAACGTATAGAGATCGCTATCACTGAAAGTTGGTTTAATAAAACAGAAAAAGGTCAAATACATCACAGACATTATCATCCCAACAGTGTGTTTTCTACAGTGCTTTATCTGCAAACTGAAGGGGAATCGGGTCAGACTAAGTTTATAACCAGCGAATACCAGTTACTGGAGTATGACATTGACGAATCCAACATCTATAACTCAAAGAGTTGGAGCCTTACACCTAAAGTCGGAGAAATGTTGATATTTCCTAGCAGCATGGAACATATGGTCACTGAATATCAAGGAAACGTTCCTCGTATTAGTCTGGCTGTAAACACTTTTATCAAAGGGCAGATCAACACCATGCCCTTGACCAAACTACATCTTTAAATCTTATTTTTAGGATATTTTTTACGGAAGAAACTAAACAGATCCGTAATCACACGCATCTTATTTCCTACACTGTCTGATCTAGGAAATCTACTGTGATTAGAAAAAGTATAGGCATCTTCTATTTCTTCCTCGACTGGTCCTGCAACATCAACAATAAAATCTACACCGTTTTGTTCTACTAGTTTTCTGCTAATAGGGACATATTGTACCAATGGAGTTCCGGCGCGAATCAGTGTATCGCCTTCTAGCACATGCCAAAACAGTTGTACGCTTACGGCATGCATGTACCTAGGATCAACGATTCCTGTAGCTGCTGTAAATCTAGCTTCGTTGTCATAACTAACAGGAATCTGCAATAGTAAAATGTCATCGCTGGCCTTTACACGCCATGGAGTTTCTACTTTTACAGCACTGTGTAGATGGGGGCGATCTGTGTTAGGTATTTCTTTAGGTATTAATGGTTCTGTCTGTGCAGGACTATGCCAGCTTACATAATAATCAGTGCCGCCGAATGTATATTTGTCACTGTGCCGCTTAAACAAGAAAGGAGTTTCCCAGCTTAGGTGTTCGATGCTAGGACCTGTTTTGATGACAAAATCTGCTGGAGCCCTAAGAACATACCCAGTTCTAGTTAGCTGCTTGATAGCCGGGCAGTTTAACACCGTTTGACGCCCTTGTTCTGGGCGGTTTCTTTCGGTATTTCCTAGCCCATTCCAATCTCTGTCTACTAGTTTAGACTGTGTGACTGGGTAGATCGCAGCAACATTCTGATCTAGACTATAGAATCTTACCCAGCTTTTTTTCTTTTTAAACAGATTAAACATATGGATATTTACGCTTAAAAGGAGCTGATAACGCAGGTTCTGAAAAATTTCAAACTGATAAATAATAGGACGAGGACCATGTATAGCTATGTCTACCAACAACTTTAACAGCATCAGATTACTTCCTAACTATGATATAACTACCTTAAATCGCAAGGTAGCCAGCAAGGGCGAAGTGTTTTTTGACCCTTCGACTGTTAGTATCAGAGTATTTGACGGCTTTGTAACGGGCGGGCATCAAATACTAAGGGCAGATCTTTCAAATCTAGAAACAACGATTCCATCTAGTGCGTTGACTGGAAATATACCCAACAGCAAACTAGCAAACAGCACCGTGACTATCGGTAGCAATACGATATCTTTGGGGGGTTCTCTAACTTCTCTTTCTGGGCTATCATCGATTTCTGCAACAACAATATCTGGAACTTTTACAGGTAATATAACAGGTAATGTTACGGGTAACGTCACTGGCGGTACTTCAGGTACACATACAGGACCAGTAGTTGGAAATGTGCAGGGCAATGTAACAGGTAATGTTACAGGTAGTTTAACTGGTAATGCTGACACGGCAACCAAGCTGGCCACTGCTAGGACGATTAATAACCAGTTGTTTGATGGCACAGCCAACATAGAAATAAATTCAAATGCGCAGGGGTTGACTGGAACTTTTATAGCCAGCAACGTAGTAGGCTCAAGTCTTACCAGTGTTGGATCATTGGTATCATTAGATGTCGCAGGAAATGTAACGATCGCAGGCACAGTGTCTGCCACAGGAAATACAACATTCGGTGGTAGTGTGTCAGTAAGTGGAAACGTAGTTGTACCCACCAACCCAACAATAAGAACACACGCTACTAATAAAAATTATGTAGATAAAAGAGCTGTCGCTATGGCAGTGGCGTTAAGCTAATATCTGAGGAAAAATAGTAAATGGCAAAGAAACAGATTTCATATTTTAAGTTTACACCAGGAGCGGTACCTCCTGCCTACGGTCAATATCCAAATACCGTAGCGTTGTTGACGGCTAACAAATCATTCCTGATAGAGGAAATGAATGCCTACATCACACAACAGATAGCCGCCAGCCAAGCACCATTTACTGGATACAGTTACACAACTACACGCCAAGCTAAATGTCGCAGAGACACAGGATACATCATAGATTCTATCATATATGATTTGACCTACGGCGGCAACTCAGCTAGCTATCAGATAGCTTCTAGATTTTATCTTAACAGTGCTATACAGATTCTAACACCTAGTGTTGAAGTGGCGACATATCAATGGTTGCTAGGAAAGATCGCAACTAATATTCTAACTAATACACCCTATACTAGATTAAACAACGTTAGTGGTGCTACACAGGTAACTATCGCAGGCAACCCCGCAGAAGCTCTTGGTATCCACGGCACCAATGTATTGTTTAACATAACTATCAATGCTATAAACATAGGCCTTAGCAGTTTACCAACAGTTGTTGCTCCAAATCCACAGAATGGTGGATTGGCTCCTAACACCGTTAAGTTATTAGATGATAATAAGAGATTCATCCAAGAAGAAGTCATCGCTTATATCGCCTATAACGTTGCCAATAATATAGCACCGTTTGCTTATTATACCTACAATGCAGCCAAGTGTCGCAGAGACATCAGCTATATGGTTGATGCCTATATACACGATATAGCCAGCGGTGGTAATAATAAAACTGTAAACTATGCTTCAAAGTATTTTGAAAACGGCATCCCACAGGTAGATGGTGATCGTCAACCAGAAGTCTATGCTCATACATTCTTAAGAGATCTTGTAGAAAACTATATCCTTTCGAATGTTGCTTTTGCTGCTAGACAGACAGCAGTACCGCAGGTTATAGAACCATCAGTGCCCGCAGAAGTATTTGGTGCTACGTTGGTGTCAACATTGGCTAACGGGCTGATTGACGTGCTAGTCAACGGTCTCACTGCTTTACCTACAAAGATTTCAAATCGTGGTTATGTCAAGTTTCCAGGATTCTACAAACAAAAAGATATTTTATTGATCACTAACACATCACGAAATGTTATCATGTATAACTTTAGTGATCCTGACACTGCTGCTGAAGTTACCTATGACGGATTTTACGATTCAGATTTTCCAGCAGCACTCTACGGCAATGAAAAAATAACCACCGTAACCTTTGACATTGACACATCTGGAATGATGGTCACCGATCAAATACAGATTTTTGTCGAAGGAAAAGAACAGATAGTCCATATGAATAACTCGTCTTCGGACGCTATGGAACGTGTTAAAGTTGGTATACCGCAGTCAATGCTTGACGCTGACTTTGAGTACGGACTTCAGCCAACTAAGTGGCAGACTATCTCTATGATGCGTAACTATCCAAGTGTGTACGAAATACCTGGTAGCGATCTTCCAGTCAGTAGCGTGGTTACAGATGCATCAGCAGGCACAGGAAATATTGGCAGCAGCTTGATCACAGTAACTACCGTGGCTAATCACGGTTTCGCAGTTAACGATGTCTTTACCATCAAGGCTCTTGCAGCGTCAG